CAAGCCTAGCGCTGTCGCGCCAGACCTCTCCGCCTCTCTGAGCGCGGCAACCGATCTCCTCAATTCTCTGAAAGGAAAGTGACCATGGATTTTGAAGCCCAAGTCAAAGAACTCAACGCCAGCCTCAAGGGCATTGGCGATCAGATCAAAAGCCAGGCCGAGGCGACCGAGAAGCAAATCAAGGCTTCCGGTGAAATGAATACCGAAACCCGTGCCAAGGTTGATGAACTGCTGACCAAGCAGGGCGAGCTCCAGGCGCGACTGGGCGAGGCCGAGCAGAAGCTCGTGAACGCAAGCCGGGATCGCAACCATCAGGAGGAGCCGCAGAAGTCGGTAGGTGCCCTCGTGATCGAAAGCGAAGAAATGAAGGACATGACCTCGTCCTTCCGCGGCTCTCGTCGTGTCTCCGTGCCGCGTGCGGCCATCACCACCGCAACCGGCGGTGACCTGGTGCAAACTCAGCGCCTGCCGGGCATCATTGCCCCGGCTCAACGCCGGCTGACCGTTCGCGACCTGGTCGCGCCGGGTACCACCGAATCGAACTCCATCGAGTACGTCCGTGAGACTGGCTTCACCAACAACGCCCGCACCGTGGCGGAGACCACTGCCAAGCCGTACTCCGATCTGGCCTTCGGCCTGACCACTGCGAACGTGCGGACCATCGCCCATCTGTTCAAAGCCAGTCGGCAGATGCTGGACGATGCCAAGGCCCTGCAGAGCTACATCGATGGTCGCGCACGCTACGGCCTCAACATGGCTGAAGAGGCTCAGTTGCTGTACGGCAACGGCACAGGTGTGAACCTGCAGGGCCTCATGACCGTTGCTCAACTGTACGCCGCCCCGGATGGCGTTGCTGTGGTGGGCGAGCAGCGCATTGACCGCCTGCGCCTGGCACTGCTGCAGGCCGAACTGGCCGAGTTTCCATCGGACGGCATCGTGCTCAACCCGATCGACTGGGCGGCCATTGAACTGACCAAGGACGGGGAAGGCCGCTACATAATCGGTCAACCACAAGAAGGCACCAACGCGAAGCTGTGGAATCGTCCAGTAGTTTCCACCCAGGCCATGACCCAGAACGACTTCCTGGTTGGTGCCTTCAAACTTGGCGCTCAGATCTTCGATCGCATGGAAATCGAAGTGTTGATCTCGACCGAGAACAGCGATGACTTCGAGAAAAACATGGCAACGATTCGTGCTGAAGAGCGCTTGGCCTTCGCCATCTATCGCGACGAAGCATTCGTTACTGGCCCGCTGGTCACGCGTTAACCATCCCGCAGATCGGCGCCAGAAATGGCGCCGCAATGGAGTAAGCCAATGGCACGTAAACAGGAAACACCAGCCTCGACGGCTGATGCGAAGGATCCGGTATCGACCGTTGATTCCAGCAGCGGGCCGGCTGAGGCTGCCGGAATGCCTCTTTCGCCTGGCCAAGCGATCGTTCCAGACGCTAGCGACTCCGCTGATTCGGGCATCCCTGCAACTGCTTCAGGCTCGGCGGAGGGTTCGGGCTTGTTGACGGCAGAAGGACAGGCAGCCGCTGGCGCTGGGCCTGGTGGCATCACAGGCGAGCAGGGTGCCGGTATCTCTACGACGGGCGCTGCCGATGCCGCATCCGAAGCCGTCGCTCAAGCTACCTCAGTCTTGGAAGATAGCGGCGCCGGCGCTGATGAGTTGGCACTAGATGATCGGACCAACCCCAACCCTGCGACTCTTCAGATCTATCCGCTGCGTTCGTACATGGATGAAGGCGAGCTTCGCCGCCGCGGTGGCCCAGCGTATACGGTGCCGCGCCGGCACGCTGAGGAACTGGTGCAGCGGAATCTGGCATCCCTCGAACCGCTGAAGGAGTAGGTGATGCCGGTTATCAGTATGTCCATTGCCCGGCATCACCTTCGAGATCCCGATGATGATGACGAGTATCTGGAGCTGCTGGTCGAGGCGGCGGAGGGGCAGGCGATGGACTATCTGAACCGCCGGTTTTACGTCGATCAGCAGGCGCTTGATGAGGCTGTCGCCGCCGGGGATGCCGGTGATTCGCCCATGGTCAGCAATAAGCAGATCCAGGCGGCTTGCTTGTTGATCCTCGGCCACCTTTACGCCAACCGCGAGGACGTTGTGATCGGGACCATCGCCACCGAACTGCCGCAAGGTTCGAAGGCGCTCCTGACGCCGCATCGTATCGGGTGGGGCATATGAGGGCCGGGCCGCTGCGCCACCGGCTGCAGGTTGCTCATCGACACGAGGAGAGGAATAAATCCGGGGGCGCTACAGTGACGTGGCTACCAGCTGCTCGCCCAGAAATGTGGGGTGAGGTTCGCACCCCAAGCGGTCGAGTCATTGCGGTTGCTGAAAAGCTGAGTGCTGTTGTAACCGCCGAGATCATCGGCAGGCCGCGCCCAGATATCGTTGCAGGATCGCGCCTGACACGTAGGGGGATCACGTACCAGGTTGAGGCCGTGTTGCCTGACAACGAAAACTCCCTGATGAGGCTTCTCTGCTCATCGGTACCTAACCCATGAGGTGAAACATGAAAATTCGAGCACTCGGCCCGCTGACGGGCGCATCTGGTGAGCGCGAGAAGGGCGAAGAGTTCGAGGTGACCAAGGAGCAGGGCGAAGGCCTGATTGCTCGTGGCTACGCTGAGGCCGTGGTCGACAAGGCCGTCAAGCCAGCGAAGGCCGATCAGGCCAAGGAGTAGGCCATGGCGCGCCGCTCGAAGATGCGCGGCGACATCCGCCTCCGGCGGACGCTGCGCAACATCCACAAGACGATGGACAACGAGTTGGTCCCGGCGATGCGCCAGGCCGCTGAGCGGGTTCTGGCCACCCAGCAACAGCTGATGCCCAAGGACACGGGAGCAGCGGCCGCCGCGCTGAAGATCTACGTCGCGCCCAGCGGGCTGGATGCGCAGATCGGCATTCGAGGAAAGCGCGACAATCGAAAGTTCTTCTACCTGCGCTTCATCGAGTACGGAACCAAGGGCTACATCGGCGGCAAGCGCGCAGGGAGCCGGAACCGCCGCGCAACCAACAAGAGCGATGGCGAACACTTCTTCGGCAAATACCCGGACATTCCGGCCAGGCCGGCGCATCCCTGGCTACGCCCGTCCATCGACGTGAACCGCGAGTACGTCATGGCTGATATCGAGACGGCGGTGCGTCGAACGCTCCGCAAGGCAAGCCAGGGGGTAGGCAATGACTGATCCATCCCTGGCCCTACAAGAGGCCATCTTCGCCAGGCTTCAGGCGGAGGTGAGTTGCCCGATCTACGACGGTGCGCCCTTGAATGCGGAAATGCCATATGTGTCCATAGATCGAGAAGTTTCGGTCAACAACAGCCCGATTTCGGGCCGCAAGCGCGACACGCGCCTGCTGTACCTGTCCGTCTGGTCTGATGCTGTCGGCCAGGCCGAAGTGAAGCTCATCAACGGCGAGGTGATCGCCGCCCTGGACGAGCGCCCGCTGCCGCTGGAGGTTGGCCGCGCTGTATCGGTACGTGTCATCCAGTCGGACGCCCAGCGGGATGCTGACGGCGTTACCTACCAGGGCTCGATCACGGTTCGCGTCATCACCACCCACTGATTCAACCACCGGCCGCGCTGCGGCTTTATCCAATGTGCCTTTGGAGGAACCCCCATGGCCGAAGACAACCTCAACACAGCTGCTGGCTGCCGCCTCTTCATTGGTGGTAAGACCGGCGCTGATACCGTAACCGAGTACGAGGCCGATACCTATGTCCGGGTGGGCGAGATCGAAGACCTCGGCGAGTTCGGCGACACCTTCAACCCGGTGAACTTCACCTCTCTGGATGATGGCCGTGTGCGCAAGTACAAAGGCACTGCCGATGCAGGCAACATGACCATGGTGGTGGGCTTTGACAGCGGAGACGCCGGTCAGAAGGCTGTAGCTGTTGCGCATAAAGACCGCTCCAAGGGTAACTACAACGTCAAGGTCACCTTGAATGACGGAGACCCTGACGCAACCCCTGCGATCCTGCCGACTACGTTCTATTACGGCGTGAAGGTAATGAATAACACCGTGGCAGCCGGCCAGGCCGACAACGTGGTGCGCCGTAACGTCACGCTGGCGATCAATACCGACATCATCGAAATTCCAGCCGGACCGGCCACCCCATGATCTACGGGGCTGGCCCCGTCCCACCCCTGCGAGAAATCCAATGAGCGAAGCCATGCACGGCACCGTCACGCTGGTAATTGGTGCCCGTAGTTACACCCTGAAGCCGACGCTGGATGCGGCTTTGCGTATTGAACACCGGTTCGGTGGTCTGCGCGGAGCGCTGGAATCGATGCGACTGATGAGCATCGCCGCCTGTGCTGACATCGTGATTGCTGGCGCCGACCTGAAACCCGACCAGCATCCGGTTATCGCCAGTGAGGTGTTCCACACCGGTGTGGCCAAGGTGTCTGGTCAGTTGACCGAGTTCATCACCGTTCTGCTCAACCCTGTACCGCCGAGTGTGGTTGCCAAGGGAAAGGACGAGGCGGCCAGCACAGCGCAGTGAAAAATGGCAGCTACGTTGACTACCTGTTCGGCGTAGCCACCGGCTGGCTTGGCTGGCCGCCTGAAACCGCCTGGCGTACCCCCATCCCTCAAATCATGCTGGCGCTTGACGCCCGTCTTGACTGGGCAGGTCGCGGTCAGGTTCAGCCATCTGGCCAGCCCGCGGCGCCGCGTAGCCCCGGCAGCGTGGCCGACAAGCTGAAGGCCTTCTTCCGAGGCCGTCAGCCAGAGTAGTTTGCCGCCTCCGGGCGGTTTTTTTATGCTTGGAGAATTGCATGGCCGATCAACAAGTCCAGGGCATGCTGGTCCAGATCGAGGCGACAACGGCTCAGCTACGCCGCGAGTTGGCCAGCGCTGACCAGGTGGTGGCGCGCAGCACGCAGGCGATCGACCGCAACCTGGCCATCGTCGATTCGGCTTTTGACAGGGCGGGTGCAGCGGCTGAGAGCGCTGGTGCACTGATGCGTGGCGCCTTCGCTGCTGTTGCTGGCGCCGGGCTGATTGGCGGCATCATCAAGCAGGTCGACGCCTACGGGCAGATGTCGGACCGCATGAAGGCTGCCGCGGGCAGTGCTGGCGAGTACCAGATGGTGCAGGAGCACCTGCTTCGCACGGCCCAGGAAACCTATCGGCCCATGGCCGAGGCCCAAGAGCTGTATATTCGCACTGCCGATGTCATGCGCAGCCTGGGCTTCAATACCCAGCAAACGCTCGATATCACCGACAGCTTCAGCTTCCTGCTGGTGACCAACGCGGCGGCCGCTGACAAGGCCGGCTCTGCGCTGGACGCCTACTCCAAGGCGCTGCAGACCGGCAAGGTTGAGGCTGATGGCTGGGTGTCCATTCAGGACGCAATGCCAACCATCGTCACTGCGATCGCCACTGCCACCGGCAAGAGCGCTGAAGAGATCCGTAAGCACGGCGTGCAAGGCAAACTGTCGCTCGATGATATCAACACCGGCCTGCTGCGCACCGTGGAGGTCAATCGCAAGGCTGCGGCTGACATGTCCACCAGCGTCCAGGACGCGATGGTAAACATC